ACCCTTGGTGACATCAGACACGATGCGCTCTATTTCCTCAAGCTCTACGCTTGCGTAGCGCACAGCAGAGTCGGCCAATGGCCTATCTAATAACACGCCCTTGTCATTGATGCGCTCGTTGACATGGTAGTCAAACAGCTCGTCGTCAGACAGGTTACGCATAGCTTTAGAGATAGTCCGCATGACCTTGACGTCCTGCTCACAGTACGCAATCATCTCGGCCATCAAGGTAGGGTCGTTATTGAACGTGCCATCGGCGCGAGGTATTGACAGCAAACGGATTAGCTGTTTACCGCGATGGTCTTTACGCATGGTAGCGCCTGAGAACCGACCTACGTCCTCAAGTGAGCCAGGCGCACAGTTCGCACGGGCTTGTGCAGCCGTGCAATAGAATTGGGTAATATCGAAGTTAATTTGTAAGACGTACCAAAATATCAGCCTCTCGAACGCGGCATTGTGTGCGCGTATCTGACCGGTAAAGTTACGCACCTCGTCAGGAAAGGGTTGATCAGGCGTCCATGTAATGACGTCACCATCATCAAACGCATAAGACATGCACAACACATCGGTGCTGGCGTCTTGAGCGTAATTGTAGACGCCACGACTTAATAAGTCGCAGCGGCTACGTGACTCAAAATCGAGCCAAAGGATCATTATACTGAACGACGACGACGTGACGTTTCTTCTACAGCAGGTGTAGCTTCTTCGGCGTCAGCCGCTTTAGCATCCATGCCAGTCCACTCAACGATGTCAAACACTGGCGTAAAGATACGGCCATAGCTCTTATGTTGGTAGTGTTCTTTTTTAAGTAGAATAACAGGCACAGGATTAGCTTGGTCTTTTTCTACTTGGTTTGCGATGGCTACGGCCAGTGCTTGCACTGCACGTTTACCACCAACAGACGTTGTAGAGAAGCGAGCTTCTAAACCTTTGTCTTCACCGGTTAGGCACTTCAATGAAAGACCGACTTGCGTTTCCCATCCGCGTTTAGCGGCTTGAGGTGCGCCTTCTAATTCAGGTAATGGTTGTGATACAGATACCATTTTCTCGCCTAACACTTCACCGTCGCCCCAGGCAATAAAGCCGTGAACGAAAGAGAAAGGGTTAACAGCCCAAGTAGAGTCGTCTTCGATTTCAGTTTGGTCAGCACCGTATACCCAGTGGCCAGTCTTATCCATTTTAAGGATTGCAACGCCAGCAGGTGACACGTCTTGCTCTAAGGCGCGAAGTGCAGTGCTTAATGATGCTACGGTTGGTAAGTTTGCTTGATTAAAGTTTACTAGACTTGTCATTTTAATTTCCTTTAGATTATTTTACTAAGGGCAGCGGTCAGTTGCTGTCCAATTTGCAACAAAGCTGGGCGAGGGTCATCCTCGTTTGCCAGCGTACTACCTGAACTAATGGCGACGACTGTACCTTCCGGTAGCGTGAGGCCGTGTTTTTTAAGCACCTTCTCAGCCTTGGCCGGAGAGATTAAAGCCGTCTCCATTATGTCAGATTCTTTCAGGTCTTTAAGAAGTGCAGCCTTAGCGTCATCCTCGTTAACCCATTGTCTTGTAGCGCGTTTAGCGACTAGTTTAAAGCCTGGCACAGGTTTGCCTGTCTCCAGTAGTTGAAATGCCAGCGCACGTAGATCGGTAATCCACTGCTCTAATATGTCAGCATTGTGTAAGTATACACCGATTTGTTCAACAGGCAACGCATCGAGTTTTGTGTGCAACGCACGGTCAACAGCGCCCGTCATCTGTGGGCAGATAGACTTGGCTGCACACCAACGGCAATGGTCGCCCACGTTTAACTTAGCGTCAGGTGACTCAGCTAGGCGCACAGCAGTAACAAGTTCTTGCTCGAACTTTCTTATACGCGCCGCGTTTGTCGTCCAGCGTTTAACGGCAGGCGGTTGAACAATAATCATCTCTATATTAGTGACGCCATCAAACACCCATGCCACCTCTTTAGTACGCATGGCCGCAGCCGCGTAGAACATAAGCTGTGGGTTTTCTTCTACCTCAACGGCTACGCCATCGCCGAACTTCCAGTCTAATACATAGGCAGTGTCACCGATGCGACCTAGAAAGTCAGTCGATCCAAACACGTTAGGCAAGAAGTCACCAAAGCCTACGCGGGTCTCTACGGCATATTCCATTTGTTTGTCAGGATCAATAATATCTAATGCTTCAAGCGCAGGGATTAATTTTTCTACAACTAATTCATGCGTAAGCGTCTGATCTTCATACTTAGTACCTATATAGTCTATAGGTGAGTTACCAGTATCAAGTACGTCTGCAATCACATTATGCAGTAACGTGCCTACATCGGCGTATTTGCTAGAAGGGCGTGGTGGCATCTTGTCGCAGAGCGCCACAGAGCCAGGGCATGAGATAACACGTTTGGCGGTTGAACCGCCGACTACTGAAGAATGTTTCATTTACTGTCCTTTAGATTACCTATTGAGATTGCAGTATAGCAATTAAAAATAAATGTTGTCAATATATTTTTTATTGTGTTATTATTTAATTCATCAACGGGAGATAAGCATGTTAGAAAAACAAGTTGAAGCCTACTTTAAGAAGGTAGTAGAGCAGTTAGGCGGTAAAAGCTACAAGTTTACAAGCCCGGCGCATCGGGGTGTAGCGGATCGTGTAGCGTGTCTGCCTAACGGTGACACATGGTTTGTAGAGATAAAAACAGATGGCGGTAAGTTGTCCGAACTGCAAAAAGTATTTGCACTAGAGGTTACACGCCTTAATCAGAAGTACGCATGTTTATGGAACAAGGAAGATATAGATGACTGGGCTAAATTATTTAAGCGTATGTAGTGGCATTGAAGCAGCAACCGTAGCATGGCACGACATGGGGTGGAAGCCCGTAGGATTTTCAGAAATAGAAAAATACCCTAGCGAGGTATTAGCACATCATTACCCTGACGTCACTAACTATGGTGACATGACTAAATATAAGGAATGGAATATAAATGAATCAATCAACCTTCTCGTTGGCGGAACACCCTGCCAAGCCTTCTCCGTCGCAGGACTTAGAAAAGGACTCGACGACCCTCGAGGCAACCTCGCTCTCGTCTATTGCGGATTACTTGACCACTATAAACCCAAATGGTTTGTGTGGGAAAACGTACCCGGTGTCCTCAGTTCAAATGGTGGACGGGATTTTGGCTCCTTCCTCGGGGCGTTGGCTGAACTCGGGTATGGGTTCGCCTACCGAGTGTTTGACGCTCAATACTTCGGAGTGGCCCAAAGACGCAGACGCGTGTTTGTTGTCGGATACCTTGGAGACTGGCGACCTGCCGCAGAAGTTTTATTTGAGTCCGACTGCATGCGCCGGAATAATCCGCCGAGCAGAAAAGAAAGGCAAACAACTCCCCCCGAGTTTGTACCAAGCATTGCTAACTGTTTGCAAACAACTTGCAACGACTACAGTCGAGCCGACGGATTTAACATGATTGCTCAAAAAGTCTACGAAACTCACCCTGCCGACAGTCGTGTTAAAGAGATGGGCGACACGTGTCAGACCGTGACAAGTCGTTGGGGTACAGGTGGTGGCAACGTGCCGTTGGTTGAAGCGTATGGTATCCAAGGCTCTATGATTGGTCGTCAAGATCACAACGGGCCACAAGGCGATGGCATCAACGAAGAAGTTAGTTTTACTTTGAACACGATTGATCGCCACGCTGTTGCGTACGACACCAAAGTGCGTCGTCTAACACCAATCGAATGTGAACGCTTACAAGGCTTTCCGGATGACTACACTAACATTAAAGAAAAGACACCTGACGGCAACAGGTATAAAGCCTTAGGCAACTCTATGGCCGTACCTGTAATGAAATGGATAGGACAAAGAATTAACGCGTATGCTAAAACTTAGACCTTACCAAGAAGTCGCGGCTGACTTTATATACGAGCATGACCGTGCCATGATACTTGCGCCTGTGGGCGCAGGTAAGACGGCCATCACGCTCACTGCGATGCAGGACGCTATTGAGGCGGGGCTTGTTAAGCGCTTCCTAGTCGTTGCGCCTAAGCGTGTCTGCACTGACGTGTGGCCTGTCGAGCAGCCTAAGTGGGCGCCACGCCTGTCACTTGTTGTGGCCGTAGGCACACAAAAGCAGCGCCAGGATGCGTTTAAGACTGACGCCAATGTAGTGGTGACGAACTACGACAGCCTGCAATCGTTGGAGTCATTAAAAGGCTTTGACGCTGTAGTGTTTGATGAACTGACACGGTTAAAGAACCCTACTGGCAAACGCTTTAAGGCCATCGCCAAGCTGATGGACAAGATAACAATACGCTGGGGCTTGACCGGATCATTTACCAGCAACGGCCTAGAAGATGTGTTCGGCCAGTGCAAGATAGTCGATCAGACCTTGTTAGGCCGTAGCAAGGGCGCGTTCTTACAGCAACACTTTGTGCTACTAAACAAAGACTTTAACGACTGGAAGCCACGCCCTGACGCACTTAAGACCGTGATGCAAATTATTAAGCCTGCCACGTATGTGCTAGAGGCTGGCGAATACAGCGACAAGCTACCGCCATGTCACACGGTAGAGGTGCGGTGCGAGTTGCCTAACCGACAAGAGTACGAACACTTTAAAAAGACGTTTGTGATGGAGCTAGACGGCAAAACATTGACCGCCGTTAACGCTGCCGTGCTGACGTCCAAGCTACAGCAGTTGTCGTCAGGCTTTATCTACGACACCGAAGACAGCGCTGAGACGAAGTGGTTGAGCTTCCATAAGTTCGACATGCTAGAAGACCTACTGGACGAGAACCAACACGACAACACTATCGTGGTGTACAACTTCCAAGCGGAACTTAAAAAACTAAAGCAGCGCTTTCCTAAAGCCGTAACAATAGACGAGCCTGACGCCATCAAGCGTTGGAATAACGGTGAGATTGAGCTGTTACTAATACACCCTAAGTCAGCAGGCCATGGCCTGAACTTACAACACGGCGGCTGTAAGATTGTGTTTTTCTCACTGCCATGGAGCTTAGAGTTGTATGAACAAACCATAGGTCGTCTGCATCGCAGTGGCCAGGCGCATGACGTGTGGTGCTACATACTGTTAGCTAACAAAACAGTAGACGAACGTATTTGGGCGGCCTTGCATGACAAGCGGGCTATTTCTGATGTTGCAATGGAGGAGTTGAAATGTTCATAGTAATGGCTGTACAGAGTGAAGCTAACCTTAAAATGCTTGGCGCTCTTACTCCGGTAGAGTTAAAGTTTGCCAGTGGCATGATTGGGGTTTTGCCTGTGTTTATGTCTCGTAAGGCTGCCGAAAGGTATTCTAAAAAGAAGTTTACTATAGTTGAAATAGGGGAGAAAAGTGATGCCGTGTAACCAAAATTGTGAGCAAGGCCGCAAGTGTGACTGCGGTGATAGAAGCGTAGATCGTGCAACCGTAGTAATTTCAGTTTTATTAATGTTATGTTTATTTTCCATTGGTTACGGACTATACAAATTAATGGCCAAACCTAAAGGCCAAGAGTGCGCTGTGACTTTGCAATTTAAAGACAATGTTAAGGTTACTTACATTGGTAAGACTGCTTGATATATCACTTTTTTGCAATTAATTAAGGAGAATAAGATGGCGGCACATAACGACATCACAGGCGACTTGATACAGAGCCGTGTAAACAGTAAAGAATTTGAAGCTAACTTTGACGCAATATTTAAAAGTAAAGACCCTATCTGCAACATCTGCGGTAAGGGGTTGGCATCAACAAAAGAGTGTGCATTTACAGGTTGTCCGCTTAACTGGGACGAAGAAAGAATTGACATTATCGCAGCCAACGGCAACGACGGTCTGCATTACAAAGGAGAGTAGGATGGAAAGACTAAACTGGCGTTCATTGAACGCTACTATTAACGACAAGACAGAGGAAGAAGTGCTGGAGTTGCTAAACCATGAGCGACAAACCGAGCGCCGTATTTCAATGTTACAACGATTACATCAACGCTACACTATCTTACGCGCTTCGCGTGAACGTGTGGAAATAATTAAGGAGGCAATAAAACCATGAACAACTATCGTGAAATTTGGGATAGGCAAAATTACAAGTTTACTAACGTAGACGCAACACCTTGGCTACCCATAGAAGAATATAGACCAGTCGGCTTTTGGACTAGGGTTTGGATGTGGGTGACAAAATGATATACACAATCCATTTATACGGCATCGAGCTAGACGTGTACGCAGACATTACCCGTTACTCAGATGGGTTTGGTACTGGCGACAGCCCTGACGACGTTGATGTAGAGATACTGTCAATAGAGCTGCCGGACTCTACGCAAGACATCACGGGCTTGTTATCAGACGACGCCCTTTTACGTGTGGAAGACTTAGTATTGGAGGTAGCAGGCAATGAGTGACGGAATGACAGAGATGTACCTGGAAGAAGAAGTGACTGCGCTACAAAAACAAGTAGGTGGCGCACACTACGCTGAGATGGTTATTCAACCCATCGAGTTTATCACGGCTAATGAACTTAGCTTTTTAGAGGGCAACATTATCAAGTACGTTTGCCGTCACAAAAAAAAGAACGGCGCTGACGACATCAAAAAAGCCATGCACTATTGCGAACTACTTTTACAAATGGAATACGGAGAATAACATGACTGAAAAAATGATACTGCCAAAGTGGTTATGGTGGGACAAAGGTGAATGTGTTGTAGAAATTCTATCTCGCGGTCATTTTCCGACCACGGCTATGGTAAAATTACCATCCGACAAAAAAATAGAGATAGAAATACATGAGTTACGAATTGAACATACTTGAATACGTGATTTGCTACTTTCCTGCGTTTTTGACAGGTTTTTGCACATGCGTGGCTATCAGTGCATTAGCGCCTTATCAATCGTCGGTTATACGGCGATTGGTGAGGTCGTTTTTTAGCTTTACGAGTCAAATTTGTCGGTTTCGACGTACATCTCTAAATCATCACCACTAAATTCAATTCTACCCATGCTAGTGGTAATGACAATGATTTCGTTGTCGTAGTCCACCTCAATTTCATCAATAGACTGACCTATTAAGTCGAAACAGATTTCTTCCGGTGTACGTTTAGCCATATCTACCTCAACATATCAGAGTTAATTGTTAACCGGCTGACTTCACCGTAGCGACGATCATAACTTATTACCTTAGCATCTCGGCCTGACAGCCAACCGCCCCTAGCAGAATACGCATCGCCTGGTGCTAGTGTACGATGCTGTTCAACTATCATCAAGTTATTTTCTTTAATATCTAAATGGTGCATGTGACCCATGTGAGCGTAGGCATGCTTAGTCCTACCAAACATTTCCCTGAACTGGCCAGCAAATACTTCAGATACGTTTGCGACTTTACGCTTGTGGCCGTGATGGAAGAACAACGCCACGTTACCGAACTCGTACGCATTATACGGATTAGGCGACTTGTCCACAGTGACGCGTGGCTCGTTCTCGTACAGCACACTGAACCACTCGCGCAGCCATATCTGACTGACCGGATCGTGGTTAGCGTCAGCCATAATAATGTGTAGCTTTTGGTGCTTGGCTAACAACATGTCTATTATGGTACGTAATACACGTATCGCAGACCGGACTAACTTAGCAAACCGTGTGTCCACGTCGAGCAGATGTTTAGACGCAGGCGTTACAGCGTCCATGCCGTCAAAGTGTAAGAAGTCCGATAGCTGTGCGAACACAGCCGTGTCTGCGTTAGGCGACTGAGCGATGGCCTGCTCAAACCACTTGATGACTAGCTGTTCAGCGATGGCCACGTCCCAGTTCTCACCGGTCTCTTCGTCCCACGATAGCATGCCTAAGTGGTAGTCAGTTATAACGTAGCAGTTTAATAGGTTGTCGTTAGACAGCGGTGGCGCTGGTAGTGCAGTCAGCCGTGGGATGTCTTCTTTCATGGCGTCAATCGCCTGACGCATCATCTCTTGTAGCTTGGTGTCCTCAATGCGTGACTTGACCCACTGACCTGAGGCTTTACCCTCGGCATTATAGTAGGTGCTGACACCCCGCACGATGAATGGCTCAGGCACAACGCGCACCATGTCATGGTCAGGTGCGTAACCGCTGGTAGCGGCTTTACGTTTTACAGCGCGGAATGAATCTATAACGGTAGTGTGGTGTAAATTTAAGGCTCTAGCAGCAGCGCGAAAGCCTCCGTATTCATTGACAGCTTGGATTAGTTCTGTCTGTCTGTCGTTTGCGTACTCTAGCAAGCCTTCATCGATAATCATCTGCGTTCCAATTCAAGAATGTAAACGCCCATCTTAGCAGCGTTTTCTCTATCTAAGCAGATTCCGCCGTCAGGTTGCTTTTGTATCGTCAGGGTTGGTTTTGTCGGTAGGAGTGTTTGCTGTGTCTGACATGCTGTTAAAATGAGCAATATACCAATCAGCAGGGTTTTCTTCGAGTGCATCGCGCAACCTTTGGGCTTTCGCCTGTTCTCTCGCCACAGCCCACCTTACTACTAAAAGTAGCAGGCGGTCTATGATAGCAAGAATAGCGGTCATTACTTTTTGTCCGCTGTAAATACGCCTAGGGTACCGATAGCGGCTAGACCCAAGGCTATAATTGCTTCGCCTTGCGCTGGTGATAGCGTCACGCCAACGGCGGTTAGTAGCGCTACGATACCGCGCCATGTAGATGCTTCTTTAAGTCGTTCAATTAGATATGCTTTCATAGTGTCTTCCCCTTAGTTAAGTAAAAATATACTTTTTCTATTTCTTCAATTGTTGCATCATTTTTAATAATGTTTGCACGTTTAGAAATGATTTGAACATTGCCTTTTACATAGCCTTTAGCGTTATCTATTCTATCTAAAGATGGTGAATTCCAATTACCGCCTCTACCTTTTACATAAGCTAAAGGAATACCTAGTATAGGGCAATTCTTTGGCACTGTAATATCGCTAGGAGTTAAATTAAACTCCATGTTTTTAATCTTTGCTCTAGCTTTACATCTATTAAGCATTGCTTTAACGTAAGGCTCACCAAGGTCTTCCATACGTTTTATTCTATTGTGTTCTTTAGCTACGCGTTGGCGCTCTTTATTTTCGGGTCTAGCCCAATAATTACGCTCGTATTCAGGTCTAGATAATCCACTAGACTTTTTAATTGCATTAGCCCCATTACTACAGATTCTAGAGCAATATTTACGTCTATTTACATGGTATGGTGAAGCATCAACAAAAAACTCAGCCTTACAAAACTCACATGTTTTATACTTATATAGTTTTTCCATTTTGAAAATCGCGGATGGTTAAACCATTAGTATACTGCAAATGAGCTAATTCGCGAAACTTGCCAGTCCATCGGCCAGCCCATTCAAGCCCTACGCTTTCTGCTATAGCGCCGCAGGTTGCAAATAAGCCCTTGTCGTTCCACTGGCATTTGCCGTTAACAATAGGACAAAAGTCAAACGCAACTTTCCAATTATGAAAAGACTGCCCCGCCTTGGCGTTAGTTACTATGTTACCAGGCTTTGTACGGCCTTGATTATAAAGGGCTGTTTGACTGTCTGCATCACGATACGTGGATGTTATCAGTACGTCAATACCTTTCTTATCACATTCTTCAATAAAAGTCTTGCACATGGCAGCGACTTTAGGGTGTAAATCGGTCAAACTGCGGCTATTTACCAAGGTATAAAGTCCCCATGATGATGCCACAGATTATGACCCACACCACGCGCTCAACCCATGCGCCTGACGCATGCGTCACTTCAACCTTAGTCACACGGCCTTCTAACACGCGGTGATGGTCGTCGTAGCTGTCCATGCGTTTGAACAACGTAATCATTCGTTCTTCCATGCGGGCCAATGAAACAATCGCCTCAGACACTTTGTCCAGCTTTTCTTCTAT